GATTTGGGATGAGACAGATGCCTCTTCAACTACAACGGGTGCTTTACAGGTCGTAGGTGGTCTAGGGGTTGCCAAGACTGTATTTGCGGCTGATATGTCATCTGGGAGTGTTGATGTCACAGACACAACCGAAGCCACAGATACTCAAACAGGTGCCGTCACAATTGCCGGTGGTCTAAGTACACAAACAAATGTTCATGCCTCAAATGTTTACACTACAGGTGGTCTCATCACAAATACAGGGGGTACTGCGAAGAAAACATACTCACACACAGGGACTTTACCAACTAACGCGACTGTGGCAAATGCGACATTTGGTGTTGTTTTTTCAAATCATGTGTTTTATGCAAAAATAACGGCGACACTTGTTGAAGGTACTGAGACTGTAAGTAGTTTTACACAAGAATGTTGTGGTGGTCATATTACAGGTGGTACATCACTTAATAATATAACTTTAGGTCAAACAACTGTAATTGGTCATAGTGCTTGCCCATGGAGTACAGAAGTAACAGCTAATGTAACCACTGTTACATTCAAAGCAGCCCAGGCTGTAGAGGGTGCCGGATATTACGATATATTTGTTGAGTATCTCTCAGCACACACGGGTGGTAGAGTACTCAAGTTTACAGAAGGTGGGGTAGATGAGATTACATTTAATTATTAATTGTTGTAAATTAACCGCTTAAAAAAACGTAGTTATTAATAGTAGTGTCAATCATGACAACAAAAATCCAAACGTTCGGTGGTAATATTGGTATTGGTACGACCGATCCGGAAGATTTTAAATTAAACGTAAACGGGTCCCTCAAGACAACTTCTTTAGTGGTTAATGGTGTTCAAAATGCACAAGTACCTATAGGTTTACTCGGAATGTGGAGTGGTTCACTTGGCTCTATTCCATCAGGATGGGCTTTATGTGATGGGGGGACGTATACTCGAACAGATGGAGGAGGGGATATTGACACTCCAGACCTACAGAATAGGTTTATCAGGGGAGCTTATGGAAATGCTGCTCCATCTCCAGTGGTTGTAGGAACCACGGGTGGTAATAACAACGTGACACTATCAACAGCCAACCTCGCACCACATAAACACGATGTGACTGTTGATACGGGAAATGCACCTCATGGTCATGGACCAGCTCCAGCTCCTATTACATCCGCAAACAATATGGCACATGGTCACCCTGTGGGTACCACCGATACACCACATAACCACGGTTATACATCCTACACAAATACTCCACATTCTCACGCTGATTCAGGGGATAAGAGTCCGACGCCTCATAGACATTCCACAAATGCGTCAAATATGCCTCATTCTCATAACACTCAAACCGTGAATACTCCTCATGGTCACTACGTTCGTGCCATAAACAATAGATCTTCCACCCCCGGGCCACAAACGCTCGCTACTAGGACACAGGGTACCACAAACTATATGGGATCGAACGCGGGTGGACCACATTCCCACACCGGCCAAAATTCACTCACAAATCATACTCACAACTGCCTTGCCGCCAACGCTAATCATACTCACGGTACTGGAAATGATCAATGGAGGCATGGCCATACAGTAAATACCGTTAACGCGAATCATAGTCACCAAACAGGCGATGGTAATGCACCACATACTCACACTGTGAGTGCCGCTGATGCACTCCATGGGCATACTGCTAGTTCAAGTAGTACCGGTCAAGCTACAGCCTTTTCGGTTCTAAACGTATATTACGCACTATTTTATATAATGAAGATTTAAGTATTTCGTAAATTAACCACTTAAAAAAACGTAGGTTATTAATAGTAGTGTCAATCATGACAACAAAAATCAAAACGTTCGGTGGTAACATTGGTATTGGTACGACCGATCCAGAAAATTTTAAATTAAACGTAAACGGGTCCCTAAAGACAAGTTCTTTAGTGGTTAATGGTGTAACAGATGCACAAGTACCTATAGGTTTAATTGCACCATGGTACGGTTCATCTGGCTCTATTCCATCAGGATGGGCTTTATGTAATGGGAATTCACATCCTCGAACAGACGGAGGGGGGTCTATTACGACCCCAGACCTAAGAGCTAAGTTTATCAGGGGAGCTGATGGAAATACTGCTCCATCTCCAGTGGCTGTAGGGCGCACAGGTGGTAGTAACAACGTGACACTATCAACAGCCAACCTCGCACCACATGATCACGGTGTGACTGTTAATGATGGAAATGCAAATCACAGTCACGGAGGCAGCCAAAGTAGTGCACAACACACTCATGGTGGACTTTCTAACATCTCCAATGCGCCTCACAACCACGCTGACACGGGTCAGACTTCTGTTAATCACAGTCATGGTGGAGATTCTAGCAGCAACAACTCTAATCATACTCATATCGCAGACTCTGTTGAGGCACTCCATACACACGTGACCAACACCGGCTATGCACCTCATACTCATAGTGTCAGGGACACTCGCGGGTACGTTTACAGCGTTGCAGGCCCAACGGGGTACTTTGGACATGAGGGGAATACTTCAGTAGTATGTACCTTATCCAACGCACCTCATAATCACGGTCGTTCAAATAATACCCAAGCACCACATTCTCACGGTGTGACTGGTTACAGCAACGCAGGATCTCATACTCATGAGGTACAGAATGCCAATACACCTCATCGTCACCAAACAGCAAATAATAATGCACCTCATAATCATAGCACACCCCAGATTCAAGCACCACATTCTCACAATGTGGGTGCCGTTGATGCACCCCATGGACATACTGCTAGTTCAAGTAATACCGGCTCAGGCCAGTCCTTTTCGGTTCTGAACAGGTATTACGCACTATTTTATATAATGAAAATTTAAGTATTTCGTAAATTAACCACTTAAAAAAACGTAGGTTATTAATAGTAGTGTCAATCATGACAACAAAAATCCAAACGTTCGGTGGTAACATTGGTATTGGTACGAACGATCCGGGAAATTTTAAATTAAACGTAAACGGGTCCCTAAAGACAAGTTCTTTAGTGGTTAATGGTGTAACAGATGCACAAGTACCTATAGGTTTAATTCAATTGTGGTACGGTTCATCTGACTCTATTCCATCGGGATGGGCTTTATGTGATGGGCAATCACATCCTCGAACAGACGGAGGGGGGTCTATTACGACCCCAGACCTACAAACTAAATTTATCAGAGGAGCCACCGGAAATACTGCTCCAATTCCGGTGGTTGTAGGAACCACTGGTGGTAATAACAACGTGACACTATCAACAGCCAACCTCGCACCACATAATCACGGTGTGACTGTTAATCAGGGAAATGCAAATCACGGTCACGAAACCACTGGAACAGCTAATGCGCCTCATAACCACTCACTCGCGGGTAACAATACACCTCATAATCATGTCGCTCAGGACGGCGACGGCTACCATCAACACACTTTACAGCAGGCAAACGCAAATCACAATCATAATGCTTTTGGTGCGGGAGGTTCTGATCATAATCATAACACGGGTACTGCTAGCCTCTCATCTCATAACCATAGGAGGCCGGCATTGGGACTCACCGGTCCTTCCCCCCGCTCCGGTCCTTCGCTTTTTACCCAGCAGCAGATGCAAAGTTGGAGAAACAACACTCTAAGAAGTGGTTCTCATAACATACCACATACTCATGTACTTGACAGTACGCCTGGTCAACAACATGGTCATAACAGTCTTGATTCCCGAATGAGTCATACTCACGAGATGGCATCCAACAACACGCAGCATTCTCATGAAGTTACAGGGGATAACCAAATAGGACATCGTCACACACTGGGTCAGGGTGGTGCACAACACTCTCACAATGCCCCTAACGTCAATGCACCCCATGGGCATACTGGTAGTTCAGATAATACCGGTGCAGCCTCACCCTTTTCGGTTCTAAACGTATATTACGCACTATTTTATATAATGAAGATTTAATACATTTTAAAAATAAAAGTCTTATTATAATATAAATGTCTGGTGGTATCGCCCAACTCGTCGCTGTCGGTGCTCAGGATGCGCACCTGGTCGGCTCGCCCGAAATCAGCTTTTTTCGCTCTACCTACAAGCGCCATACAAACTTCTCACAAACCGTGGAACGTCAGGTAATCCAGGGTAACGTCTCCAACAACGGTATGTCTACCGTGCGCTTCGAGCGCAAGGGTGACCTTCTCAACTATGTGTACTTTGTTCCCAACAATGGTCTCAAAACCCAAGCCGTGGCGGATTGGACCACGATGATTTCCAAGGTTGAACTTCTTATCGGTGGCCAGGTAATTGATGAGCAGGACTCTACCTACTCCACCCTCATCGCCCCCACTCTCTCTGCTACTACCTCCTCCAAGTCCGTCGCGGGTGGTCTCTACGGTGGCTCCGTCAACGAGAGCTTCTACCCTCTCCGCTTCGCCTTCTGTGAGAACTGGCAGACTGCTCTCCCACTCATTGCCCTCCAGTATCACGATGTGGAGCTTCGCATCACTTGGGGTTCTGCGGCGGCTGATAACAGCTTCAAGTGGGATATCTACGCGAACTACGCGTTTCTTGACACCAACGAGCGTGATTACTTCGCCTCTACCCCCCAAAACATGATCATCACCCAGGTGCAGAAGGCCACTGCCTCCCGTGCCAAGATCCAGGAGCTCAACTTCAACCACCCCATCAAGTACCTCGCGGCTGCTAACGCCTCTGGTGTGAACATCCTGGCCGACGATGGTACCTACGATAACAAGGTTAAGCTTCAGATCAACGGTACCGACGTTGCTGACTACAAGTTTGCCAACCCCAACTTCAACACTGTACCTCTCTACTACCACACCACGAACTCGGGTTCCGCGGTCGCTTCTCCCACCGTTGAGAAACTCTTCGTGTACCCATTCTGCCTTGAGACTGGTAAGATTCAGCCCACGGGTACCCTCAATTTCAGTCGCCTCGATACCGCTCGTATCGTGAACGATCGCCAGGATTCCAACGATGACATCTACGCGGTCAACTACAACGTCCTCCGCATTGAGAATGGTATGGGTGGACTTTTATATTCTAACTAATTAATAACCCACATGTGGAACTTAGTATTTCTCATTGCCATCGTATTTGTATTGACGTATGATCCTAAATCCAGGACACTTGAAAAGTTTGTTGGTCAACCTGTAGCACCAACACAAAAGTCTTGTGAAGATACGCATTACCAATCCGTTCAATTTGCCAAAAGTCCTTATGAATGTCCAATTCCAGGAAAAACACAGATGGGAGTCATTGTGTAGAATACTTAAAAAGAAGGTATGTATTTAAGGTATAATGATTCAGATGGACCGTGAAACTCTTATGATGGTGGCTACTATTGTGGCCATCGCAGGCGTTATCTTTCTTTTTAAAGAGGTGAACAAGGCTAAACAGGATGTTGATAATCTCAAGAATTTTTCAGCTCAGCTCATTCAGAAACTCAGTGCTCCGGTACCAACTCCTCAAGTTGAATCTACTGAGGAACCAGGTGATACTAGTGAAGAAAAGGTAGAGGAATAAACATATCCGGTTATTATAACTTGCGAATGCGCAATGAAAAAATACAAAGCTATAGCGATACCGGTTAGTTTTGCCGATGAAAAACCTCGGTTTCTAACAGTTAGAGATCGCAGATTTAAGGATTGGATATTTGTCACAGGAGGATGCAGGAGAAGGGAGATTTTCAACCCCATTAGATGTGCCCTCAGGGAATTAGAGGAGGAGACCCGTGGTGTAGTCTCATTAAAAAATGGTGAATATACAGAGTTTAAGTTTACAGTGAAAGAGAGTCCCACGGTAGATTTGGAATATAATGTATTTATATTTTTTGTTGACTATACATCGGGTCAACAAAACACTCTCGTTAAGAAGTTTTACGATGAGAAGCAAAAAATGAATCTCAGGAAAATTCAAAAGCAACCCATAAAGAAAACATATGACGAGAATGATTATATGAGTTTTGACACTATCGAAGAATTTAACTCACGAAAACAATGGAAACTCATCATTGACAATGTTGTAAAAAACCCACAGTTTTACTCATGTGTGACTTCTCTTAATAGAAAAACCTTTTCTATTAAGTAGAATGAAGTCTAAGGCTTATATATTAATGCAGATCGGAGATCTCCTCGTGAAGAACAGGGGTCTCTGTGATGAAGAAGTTGACGAGTGGATGAAAGAAAATGATAAAAAGACCGTATACGAACTTTTAACACTAAAAAAGGAACTTTCTCAAAACCGGGAGTATCATGATGTCTCATGTATGAGATGGTTTAGAGAAGAGGAACAATAACAAGGTATGTTTAAAAAGTGGTGCAGTCAAAATAATTTTAACAATGCAACCAATCTATCGCATGTGCTCATGGACGGAGGTGTTCTTTCTGTGCCATTCGATAAATTGAATGACTTCTACGAGAAGTATATAGAAGCTGTCAAGAAGGGAGAGAAACTCTATGTCGTTGAACAGAAGACGGACACGTACAATTTCTTCGTTGACATTGACTATAAGGATGAAAGAGCCTTAACCCTAGAGGAGATTCAGGATATATGTAAAGTCATCTGTGATAAAGTGAAACGTCACGGTGGTAAAGAGTGTCTCATTTCTATTTCACCTCCCAAAAAGGCGGGTACCCTCGTAAAAACTGGTGTACACCTCAACTGGCCAGGGTACGTCGTTGATCAGGCTTCAGCCCTAGCGTTGAGAGAGCATATTCTCGTAGCACTCTCAAAAGCGAAGGGGTCTGTAGATTGGAATGAGATTGTGGATTTAGCTGTGTATGGTGACATTAGAAGAAAGTCTAAAGGGAGTGGATTTCGTATGCCATGGTCCCACAAGATGGCTAAGCATCAACCGTGTGGTGGTCAGGGTTGTGAAGAGTGTAGTGGTACGGGTAAAATCATTCAGGTTGCTTATCTCCCTGTTTTCATGTATAAACATGGACCTTTGAGTACCCTTCTCAAGATTGATCAGCAACCGAATATTGATATCCTCAAGATGTCCGCTGTACGAACAAATGAGCCTCAACACATAACGGTAGAACCCCCTTCTAAAGTTATCAAGGAGGGTACATTTACAGATGCACAGACAAAGGATGAGGTTCAAAACGATGAACTCAGAGGTTACATAGAGGAGTTCATTCAGAAGAATATGGAGGGGCAGGGTACATCGGTGGTGACAAAGATATTCAAACATAAGGAGACATACCTCGTATCAACCAATTCCAAATACTGTGAAAACCTAAAGAGGCCTCACAGTTCAAACCATATATGGTTTCATATCAGTGGTTCTGTGATTGCCCAAAAATGTTTCTGTAGATGTGAGACTATTAGGGGTAGGAGGGATGGTTTCTGTAAAGACTTCTATGGTCGTAAACATCAACTACCTCCCAAAATAGTTGAGAAGTTGTACCCAAAAAAAGAAGACCTCAATAAATGTCCGGAAATCAAAAAGTTTGAAGAGAAGCCTCAAATCAAACAAACTGACGTGAAAAAACCATTGGAGTCATTTATGCACAGATGTATGAAATGCCCAGAAGACACACGTGTTGTGAGTATCACGAGACAGAAAAATGCATTATCGGTTTTAACGACTGCCACGTATTGTGAAACTATTAAAGGAGACCATGAGGGATGCACAATGTCGTATATTATCAAAGGAACTAAGATAACTCAAAAATGCCCAGTTTGTAAAAAGAGTGTGGCGAGAACCTATGAGTTGAGTGGCAGTGTCAAACAAGCACTCAAACCAAATGGAAAAAAATAGTTAACTCTGTTTAAAAAGATACTTAAAAAGCAAGGGTCTTTATGTAAATAATGGTACAAACACGTATGCGCCCACGTAGGAATATAAAAAAGCCAGATTTTTATACACCTGAAGAAACTGTTTTAGAAGATGATTACGCCCCAGAAGATTATGATTCTGATATAGGTTCTGATATCTGCACGGATGAAGAAATTTATTCGGATGAAGAGAGTGAGAGTGACGATGAAGGGAGTCTTAAAGATTTCATCGTAGATGATGAGGAAAGTGAGGAAGAAGACGCTTAAAAAAAACGATGTCTATATAAAAAATGGAGACTGATATAGGAAATCCAATTGATTATGATCCAACTATGGATCCACTTAATAAGAGTGATGAGAAACATGAAGATAGTACACCTATAAATGATACAATGGTCCAGGACCAATCGTACTATGTTCATCCTTCTGAAATGATGTATCACAATCCACAGTCAGAGAAGGCTGATTTTTTATCTAACATTGACAAGTCTACCTGGATTATAGCCTTTGCTGTATTCTTACTGGGATTTTTCATGGGTAAGACTATGCAACCTGTTATTCTTAAGTACGCATAAGTTCTTGTAAACGACGTTCTAATTTTGCCTCAGCACTTTCAACTATTTGAGACTCCGATGGTTCATGTGGGAAACCACTGATCCAGTGATCATCAGTTGAATATGGTAGAAACGTTCCAGTGTCACCGTATATAGGTTGTATTTCGCCTGTTAAATCACGATCCATAACTTGAGTAGGGTATCTCGGCATTATAAACGCATCCCTCGTATCCTCTATAAAACCTTTCGTTGTACTCACTTTGTTTTTTGAATTTAAATCAACATTGAATTTTATATATGGTTCAAAAAACAAAACGAAGAATATACTCGTCAAAATGATGGTAACAACTATTTTCCACATTTTGTTTATTATATTGGAATATTTTTAATTAATTGGAGGTCACCTCGGGCTCACCCTCCTCCTCCGACTCCTTGATGGTACCATTGGTAGAAGCTTCGGCCTCAGCTTCACGCTTCTTGCGTCGCTCCTCAACCTCCTTAGCGACAATCTCGTCAGCCTCCTTGACGAGGTCTTCCATCTGGGCATCGGGCTTCTCCTTCTTGAGACGCTCAATAACATCAGCTGGATGACTAAGAGGTGGCTCATCAGGCTTGGTATAGAACTTAGAGTTCTCATCACCTGGCTTGAGGAAGCTCTTAGACTCCATCATGTCCCGCTTACGCTCGTTGAAGAGGCGGGTGGCCTCACTCTGGTTCTCCTTGTAACCAGTCATGATCTCCTCAAGCTTCTCGTTGTTGTAATGAACATCCTCAATCTTTAGGGGATCGGGTGGGATGAGAAGCCACTTGTACATGTCAACGACATAGATGTCAAAGGTGGAATCCTCCTTTTGAAGACGCTTCGCGTGGGAGGCGGCCTCGTCACGACTGGCAAAGGCACCACGAATCTTAATACCAAACTTATCATTCTTTTGGGGAGCTTCAGGGCCTACGACGGAAAGGCACGCATAGAGCTGTCCAGGGACGGTAGTGTAATCCTGTTCAAGAGACATATTATACATTGTACAGTGTCCAAAACTTTAAGCCTGCTTAAAAGGATTATGTGTTAAGATACCAATGAGAACATTTTGGGATAAACAACCTGTTCCTCATGAAGGTGTCAATTATGAAAGGGGGAAAGAAATTGAGAAAGAAAAGAAGATTGTGGAAGAACCCATGAAGCTTCCAGATGGCTTTTCTTGGAAGGTGTGTTCAATTGAAGAGGCTCATCCATTTTTGAATGAACATTATTTATCTAGTGAAACCTCTAGACTCAAATACTCACTTGAAACACTAAAATGGGCAGCTGAGTCACCAGGTTATGAGAATAGGGCTATTGTCCATGATGAGACTCATACGCTCATTGGATTCATTTCCAGTGTTCCTACCAAAATACGTGTATGTGAAGACATACTGAACATGGTTCAAGTTAATTTCCTTTGTATTCATGAAAATTTTAGAACAATGGGATTTGTTCCTATTTTAATGAAAGAGATGAAACGAATCTCAAACATGAAAGATATATGGCAAGGTATAGCAACTGCGGAGAATAGAATTGTTACACCGATAGTGAAATCAACATATTGGCATCGTATACTCAATGTTAAAAAACTTTCGGATATTGGATTCTATAAAGTTACAAATAAAACTAAACAGAAATATCTTGAAGTTCGTGGCACTTCTCAATTTAGAAAGATGCAAAGTAAGGATATTCCGAGAGTTACAAAGATTTTACAGAATCATTTCAAACAATTTAAGATTGCTCCAGTCATTGACAAAATTTGGGTTAAACATTGGATACTTCCAGCTAACTCTTACGTAAATGATTTGGACGATACATTCATCTCTTTCTATGATATACCAAATGTAAAGAAAGATGAATCGTACGTAATAAACCAAGCATATTCATTTTACATAGTTGGGGGTGTATATAAAGATGCATTTCTCATTGCAAAAAATTTGGGCTACGATATGTTTACTACTTTAGATATTGGTCAGTGTGTACCAAATCTAGAGAAGCAGAAGTTTCTTATGGGAAGTTCTAGTATTTATTACTACTTGTTTAACTGGATACCATCCTCTTCAATCTCGTTAGAAGACATTGAACTCAAATTACCTTGAGTCTCCAATCTACTCTTGATAAGTTTTACATACTCTTCATTTATTTCCACACCCATAAATGGAAGACCGAGATTCTTGGCAGCTACACATTCACTTCCAGATCCCGCGAATGGTACAAGAACAAAACCATTCTCTGGATCTTGTTTACAGGACTTTAGAAGTTTCTCACAAAGTTCTAGAGGTTTTTGAGTTGGGTGATCAACCCTTTCACCCTTTCCAGATGTACCCGCGAGAGTGGGCATCTTGATCACATCCCTTGGAAGAGCACCACTGGGATGAGCTGCATAGACCGTAGTCGTTTCACCATTTGAATATCTACCTTTTGTAGCCGGTCTTTTCTTACCCGCCGCACCCTTTACGAACCCATCTGTATAGGGCTCCCGTACATCATCCCGATGGAACACTTTGTCACTCTTCCACAATACAATGATACTTTCATGGGACCTCTGCCAAAAGTTGAGTTTTGGAACTGTCTTATTCGTGTAGTGCCATACAAGCCATCTTCGGTTGACATCTTGGGGTACTCTTGAAAGAATCAGAGCCAGAATTTCACTGAACCCATAGATGAACATGGTTCCATCCTTTCTCAAAACCCGAAGACACCCCTCAATCCATTCATCACACCAGCGAAGATATTCGTCCATCGGTTGTTTGTCACTTTTGTTCCCAAAGTCCTTTCCAATATTATATGGAGGGTCAGCGATGACAATTTGTGCACTTTCGTCATTTAAGGTCCTAAGTACATTCAAAACATCATCATTTATAATCTTTTCCATTGTGAATCAATCGTTTTAAAGTTTTAAGTCTATTCTAAATCATGTTTCCATCCATAATCGTAACATTGACCACGTTCAAAAATATGGTAGAACGTGTATCTAGATACCAATATTATAAATCATTGGGTGCATGTGAGACTATTTTAAGTTTTACAAAAACTGAAGGGAAAACTTATGGCACAGACATGGAAAAAATCGCAATTGAGTGGTTTAGGTTATTACCACGATTAAATACTCAACATGACGGGTTGTTTCCAGATCATAAAACAGAAGTTATGAAGTGTGGCCATTGGAAGATTGAAATTAAATCTTCAAGATATTGGGGTGGTAAAAAACAATATAAGTTTCAACATATTGAACCAGGTCACGATTTTGATATTTTACTCACAGCATTGCTGCGAGAAGATAGAATTGAGTATAGAATCATGAGGAAAAATGCCATATTACCTTACCTTGAGAAACAAGGTAAACAAGGATTTTTCTTAAATGACACAGATGTTGAACGTATTGGAACAATTATTGAAACGCATAAAGATATTTACGATTATCTTACTCATATCAACGTTAAACTTCATTTTGTTGATGAAAAAATTAAATGTGATATTATAAGTCCTAAGTAAAAGAAATAAAACGTAAAAATCACAAGATGGAGGAAATCCGAAAAAACCACAACAATGCCAAGAGGGATCTGATCCAATCTGTCACCCGAGATGGTGATCAGATACTAGATGTTGGTTGTGGGTTTGGAGGTGATCTACAGAAGTGGCACAAGTGTGGTGCAAATATGAGTATGTGTGATCCACAGCCGGATGCGCTTGTAGAGGCCAAGTCACGTGCCAAGAATATGCATATGAGGGTAAACTTCTACGAGGGTGATATCCACAACTGCCCAAATCGGAAGTATGACATTCTTTGTTACAACTTTTCACTTCACTATATTTTCCAGTCAAAGGAAAAGTTTTTTGAATCAATTAGGGAAATCAGGAAAAGAATGAAACCAGGTGCACGTCTCATAGGAATCATTCCAGATTCTGAGAAGATCATATTTAGAACACCTCTCAAAGATGATATGGGTAATTTCTTTCTAATGAAGGACCACGGAAACGGGGGATTTGGTGAAAAATTGTTTGTGAACTTGGTGGACACACCTTTTTATGCAGATGGTCCGCGTTCAGAACCGGTCGCGTATAAAGACCTCTTAGTAACACATTTAGAGGAATTGGGTTTCAAATTGGAGTTGTGGGAGGGTCTTACAGGTAACCCAATTTCAGAACTGTATAGTAAATTTATATTTGTATATAAGAAATGATCGCGTTCATTATACTTCTTCTTATAAATGTCTATGTACTCACGACGACACAGGAACCACGAGAGTTTGTGAAAGTCAAAGAGAAATACGAGATTCTCAGGAGGCATGTAGGTGATACACAACATCCTAAATTTCATATGTTGGCTAATCAAATTCCGTTGACTGGTTTAAAGAAAATGAATGGATCTATTGGGTATAATACTAATAAAGGTGAGGAAATCACTTTATGTCTTGACGGTTCTGTAAATGAAATTTTTCATGTCCTTATCCATGAATTAGCTCACTGTACTGTTGAAGAATACTCTCACTCGGATGAATATTGGAATAATTTTTTAGAACTTCGTGACGTGTGTATAAATTTGGGTATTTACGAAAAAATACCAGAAAAGACAGAGTTCTGTGGTCAACATGTACAGGATAAATAATCTCGGTAGATAGCAAATGAAAACACCTCTTAACGTTCTATTGGTTGCGATTGGGTACTGGGTCGCTATTTATGGTGTTACCCAGGTGCCGAATATGTTCAATAGCTACTATGTAAACCTAGTATGGCTAACTGTAGTGATTCCTAATGTATTCCATATGATGGTGGGACGCGTTCCCCAACTCGCGGTGGATCGCCAGTTCTTTTTCGCTACGAGCATAATTGCTCTGATTTTCACCTACATTTTTAACAAATTGTTTAAGAGAACGGAAAAAGATCTAAAGGATTACGGGACTGACAAGGGCAAGACACTTAAGACGAATGCCTTGCTCATGGGGATGTTGTCCTTGGGAGCTCTAATTACCTATTATTCGGGTATTGATAAATCAATCTATTCTAATATGGGTTGGGAATCAAACGTTTAGGGCTTGACGACGTAGTCCTTCACGAAATAAAAAACAATAGCCGCAACTACACCGGTAGACGCAAGACCAACCATGCTCCTACTCCCCTGTTCGTTAAGGAACTTGGGAATAGAAGTCACCAACTTGTCTTGAACAGGCTTAGACACTGCGAGGGCCGCCGCGGCGCCAGCGACAAGGGCGATCATTTGATCATCGGTAAGATTGAGAGGATTTTTGCTCTCTGGCTTGGCCTCCTGTACTTGAGGAGCAGCGTAAGCACCCTGAGGATTAGGAGCGGTCATTTGGGGCATCATACCCTGCATCTTGGGCTCATCCATCATCATTGGGGCCTCCATCATAATATCGTTAATGGGAGTAGAATCCATCGTAGTCTCTTTACTTTGGTTTATATTTTTTTCGGGTTGCGAAAACGCTTCACGATTTGGGGGTTGAGGAGTAAAGGTTGTCGTTGGATTGTCATTTAATGGTACCATTCCATCCCCATTATCAGCGAGATTAAGTGTATTTATATCAGTAGACATCTGATATAAATACATGTTTTCTAGATATTCAAGTGACGCAGCCTGTCACTTCGTCTTTGTAATCTTGAGATTTGTTTTTTTGGTAGCCTTCTTAGCATCATCTTCTTTCTGTTGAAGATATTTGGGGTTGAACATCTTTTTGTGAAGTCTCCAGAGGTCTGGACTTCCCACCCTAAAGTTTTTCCTCACGGTTGCTTTATACCAAAAAACACAATCCTGTATTCTGTTAGATTTCACTGTATTATCTAAAACGAGGCATTCATAGTTTTCGGTACATGCGTCCATCACTTTACAGAACATATCAAAAGAGGGAAAAATACCAAAGAATGATTTATATAACTTTTCTCTGTTCTGGATAATGTTTTCCCTGAGGATGAATACATAATCTACATTCGCTCTAAGCGCTGGTGGTAAATCCATAACATATTGCATCGTCAACATGAAGAATATCTTCCAGTGTCGCCCATTCATGAAGCATTGACGAATACATGTATCTTTCAGGAACTTTGAGTCATACATACAGTCATCTAGAAGCATGAAGGCTCCACAATTTGTTTTACCCGCACCTACCAATTTTCTCTGTCTGGCCATGACCCTTTCTATAGCATCTCTGTCGTAGTCACCATAAATAAAGAGATCTGGTATAAAATCTGAATAAAAATGGTTACCCTCCTCTGTTCCTGAGAGAACTATACCAGCTGGGAGATGTTTCTTATGGTACATGATATCCTTGACTAGGGTTGACTTACCTGTGTTACGCTTTCCAATAAATACACAAACCCTGTCATCTGATATCGTCTCAGGTTTGAATTTCTTCAATTGAAGGTTCATTCTACAGTAGTGTTTCGTTTTATTTAACAAAATTTTACTCACATACTATAGGAATGTCAGGTCGTTTAAGACTTGCCGCCACTGGAGTCCAAGACCAATGGCTCACAGGAGATCCACAGTTTTCCTATTTCCTGATGAACTTTAGGAGACACACCAAGTTTGCAATTGATTATGTAGAAACTCAATTTGATGGTGTTGATTTAGATTTTGGTAAAACTCTTCATTACAGAATACCTAACGACAAAGGTGATGTGATTAGGAATATGACCCTGAAAGTGACACTAGATGATCCATCACCGGGAGGAGATGAATGGTGTCCATCTATTATTTCACACTTAGTGGAGAGTGCTGAGCTTCTCATAGGTGGACAAACTATTGAAAAGATTACGGGGGAGTACATTTATATGCATCAACAACTCCATAATACAGACGATGACACTGATCAAACTGTTTACTTCCTAAATGGTCATGGTCAGCTTCTGAGTTATACAGGTAACAATACCTATTTTATGGATCTCCCATTTTACTTTTACCGCAATCCAAGTCTTGCCATACCAACTTGTGCACTGACGAAACAACTCGTTGAAGTTAAAATTAAATTAAGACCTCTCACAGAACTTATAGAAGGTGGTGCATCAGAAAACGTGTCTGCGAATCTTATAAAATGTTCTATAGATACAGAGTTTGTATTTCTCACTGATAGAGAACGCAATTATCTTATGACGAGACCAATTGATTATGTTATCACACAGGTTCAAATGTCCAATTTTGTTATGAAACCCGGTGAAAATACTAAATCTGTGATGCTTAACTTTTCACATCCAGTGAGAGAACTTTTCTTTGTGTCACAATCTGAAAAAGCCGTCAGGGACAATCACCCAAATAGATACAACAAGATTTTGAATGTTAAACTAAAGTTCAACAATGAAATAGTCTTTGACAGGGGTCACAAGTTTCTCGTATATGAACAAGCTCTAAAACACTATATAAGTCCTCCAGAATATGTAGCTAATACGAACTATAAACAATCTGAGTTTGGTATGTATAGTTTCGCACTTAATCCAGAAGTGTATTATCCAACTGGACAAGTTAACATGAGTCGTATATTCCACAAACTTCTCACAATTCAAATTGACCCTATTAATGGAGTTGATAATAACAATACACGAGTGTATGCCGTGAATTACAACATACTCCGTATAAATAGTGGTTTAGCAGGTTTAAAATTTTAGAATGTTATAATAGTAATGGCTGGTCGTGTACAGCTTTTAGCATCTGGAGTCCAAGACAGATTTTTTACATTGGATCCAGAGTATACATACTTTTTGCAAAGTTTTAGAAAACATACAAACTTTGCAAGAGAATATGTGGACATAGATTCAGAAAATGTAGCGGATTTTGGGGGTAAAACGAGGTTTAGAATCGCTCAAAATACCGGAGATCTTTTAACAACACTCAGTGTAAAGATGAAATTGCCACTTATTTCTACATTATTTTACGATGATCCTAGATATATAGAGTCCATTGGTCATGCACTTATTGAACATGCTGATCTCATTATAGGTGGAAAAATTATCCAGAGATTACCAAGTGATTATCTTCAGATATATTCAGAACACAACGTTACACAGACAAAGCAGCGGGCTCTCAAAGAACTCATTGGGAAGTACCCAGAACGTACAGTATCCAGTCGGGTATCCGACAGGAATATTCTTGGTACAATCGGTACAGCAACTGCGGACGAGGAGTTTTTCGTAGATTTACCGTTTTACTTTTACAATAACCCAGAATTGGCGGTACCCTTGTGTGCAATCAGGAAACAGGAAGTTGAGGTTGAGATTAAACTCCGTGATCATGATCATCTAATCATAAACGGATCAACAGGGGCACTTCAACCTGTAACACCTGGTACAATTCATGTTAAAGATTTCAAATTGTGTGCAGAAGTGATATTCCTTGAACCATCTGATAGAATCAAACTCGCATCGGAGAAGAAAGATTATGTGATCACTCAGATTCAACAAAATGTTTTTGATGTTTCTCAGGGTGAACAAGAAGGTAACTTCAAATTGGATTTTGTAAATCCCCTAAAGGAACTTTACTTTGTCATTCAAAGACAGGGTGATGTTGGTACAGCAGAGGGTGAATATATGACACCGTTTGATTATGATAATACTTTAGAAGACACGGGTGGTAAATACATTCTCTATGAGAATCTTGACTACCTCACACTTGACCTAGATGGTCAACCTATAATCACACGAGAAACGGGTAATGTCATTTTTCTCAAGGCTGTTCAGGCAGCTATTCACCATTCTAAAACTCAACTCATTAGACGATTTTACTCCTATAGTTTTGCCTTAGAGCCCGAGAAATGGTATCCAACGGGTCAAATAAATTTCAGCCTCATAAAAGAACAAATTCTTAACCTAAGTCTCACACCATGTGTGGATTATGCAAGGCAATTAAAAGTCTACGCACTCAGTCACAATATCCTCCGTGTCGGTGAGGGAGTTGCTAAAACTCTTTTTGACGTTAAATACTAAAGATGAACATGCAAAGTGGTTTTGGTGATATGGGGAATGGAATGTTGGAGCAATACATTCAAAGTATGACTAATATTCTTTTACCTGTTATGGAAAAAGCTACTTTACTTTCAGCCGAATACGCCAAAGCTTGTGGAAGAGATGTAATCATCTCTGAAGATATGGAATATGCGATGAAATATTGTGCGATGTACAAAGTCGGTGAAACAATCGGTTCTACGATGCCTGAAATTTATGAAGAAGAGTTGACAGATGAAGAAACGGATGAAGATGAAGAGGACGTTGAACCGGAAAATTGTCCAGAGTTCGTGAGATACTCGGGTAATGACCCAATCTTCAATCAAATAAATGAAGCGGTTGATCGTTGGGATGACTGGATTCCTCAAAATCCGACAGAACAGATGTTAAAAAATGCTATTAATAGTAATGAGTACATCGGAACCGGAGGGGTGGACGATTTCTGAATATAAATCATTTCAGGTAACAAATGATGATGATTCCGAGTCCAGTACTGATGGAGATTCGGATGGTGAAGAGCAAATATTTGCCAAGTCATCAATTATCAGACAACAAAAGTATAAAAAAATTGTACAAAAAGAGGAGTTATTACCAGAATAATTTTCTAAATATACAGTATAAAAATTCACAATGACCGAAATGACTGCCCAAGCACTTAAGACTGTTAACCTCGTCTCTCAGGAGCTCGAGACCCAATCGCTCAACTCCATCGTTGCGGGTTTCTCCTTCGCGGCTGCCATGTCGTGGATGGACCTCGTTCGTTGGTTCATCCAGCAGGTGATCAAGGTACCTAAGAATGGTGGTACTCAATACACCCTCACCGCTGTGCTCACTACTCTACTCTCCATTGCGGTCTACATGATCATCTCTGGTATCTCCACTCGTGTGTCCAAGCCCGCTCAGCCTGTCTATGCGGTTACTCGCTAAGTTTTGGTTTACGCTTCATGAGACTCATGATAACTATACCAACGAATACAACAATACCTATAGAAAGATAGTCTTTCCATTTATAAGTATCAACTAACATATCAGGGATACTTACTGGTGGCGATATCTCTTTTTCAACAACTTCTAAAGGAACCTTTGGAAGACCCTGTAACTTGTCTGTAGAACATGTAATTTCAAATTTCAAAATATGATCTTGATTCCTGAAATCATAAGGAATGAGTCTACCGTGGCTCATATAGAAGAACTCTATTTTGATATCCTTGACGTACTTCTGTGGTCCCTTGTAGAACTCATGTGTGAGTGGATCGTCAGCACCATGAAAGTTCATAACGTCTGTACCATTCAAGAGAATGTGACCAGTATAAAACGGTGTCGTTGAATACACAGTTTTTGTAAATTCATCTGATCCGGATGTCATGCGAAGGATAAGTGAGTTTGGTCCTTCTAAGTTTATTGCACCTGAAACAACACTGTCACTGACTGGTGGATTTTTAGAAGAAAAGCCCATGACTTGGTGTGGTGTAGTGACAGCTGCATTACTCAAATAACCATTCGTACCATCAAAAAATTGAAACGTAAACGTGTTACTAGACCCAACATCTGTATTTGAAAATGTAAGAGCTTGAGTATCAGAGTCAAATACAACTTGATCTATACATGTCAATGGTGGTTCCATGAGAGTATCAAGATCATTTGCGAGTGCTGTACCGTTTGTATAGTTCGTTTCATTTAAGCTGACTTCAATGAGATCGTTGGGTGCACCTGAGTCATATATGCTCAATGTTTTGTTCGTAGCACATGTTGTCAATTGTGGAGTTGGAATACGGGCAGACACGAGTTTAATTTGTGCAACGTCATAAATAGGTTCTTTGAGAGTGACCGTGTAGTTATTAGCGTATGTATACACGTTGGTATCCCTCTCACTACTATCTATGTCAAGGGTATGAACCTTCATTAAAATATATGTACAATATTTTAATGATTGTTTTTATCTATAACTGAACATTTAACAAATACTTTGAGAAAGGGGGTTCTTCTGTAGAACTCTCGCCGCCAGACCCAAATCTCTGGAGTTGGGATTCTCGTTACCCTTGTATGCATTGAACTGATGGAATGGCTTCTGCTGATAGTTCTGAGTCCAACCACCATTTGGACCATTCACGCGACCGTCAATACGGGAAGTATCAGTACGAACGGCAGTGAGGGCACCACCCTGCTTAAGGGCACTCTCTCTAACATTCATACGACCCTTGTTACCCATACGATTAGCCTTACCACGACGATCCTCTGGACGGAAGCCGTACCTCATCAACTCTTCGTTGTTCTTCGTAGTAATTTTAGCAGCCGCGCTAGTCTCATACGCACCTCTGAAATTGGTAATACCTGGATTCGCATGAGCGTAATGCTCAAATTGACCGTCGTTACGATCACTCTTAAATCGTGTAGGATCTTGTGGCATACTTTGAGCGGATATGAAACGCTTGGCACCATTAAAACCTAATCCATCCGCACGGTGACCCGTCTCCGAACGGTTAGTTGTTCTCATAGTCTTCTGATGACTCGCTCTTGGAATCGCACCAGACATACCCTGAGCACGACCCGCACTGGGTGGAAGACGTGTTGGTAAGTGGGCAGTAGTCTCTGGTTTATTGTGGGTCAACTGTCCTACGAGAGCCGAGCGACCACCAGTGGTATCCGCGGCTGGACCAGATCGTCCTGGAAGTGTAGTAAGTCTATATTCACCTACATTAATAGGGTTCACACGGAACATCTGTTGATAACCACCACTCGCTGGAGTGTCAGCACCGACACCGAGACCTGGACCAACCATTTGCTTCTCAATGGGTGACAAGTTGTTCATACGACCAGTGTCGTACATACGATTTCTCATGTTGAGAATCTCCTGTCCGCCACTTCTCTGTTGATAAGAGATATCAGCAAAATTATCCATTTCTCTCTTTTGAGGAATTTCCATACGTGGTTCAAAACCGCGTTCAACCATTTCAGAAACTTCATCATATGCATTCTGAGGACGTTCAATAAATTCAACTGTCTGATCCACTTCTGGTTGAACTGGTTCCGATTCAGCCTTTTTACTAAAAGATCTACCAGCAAAAATTAGACCAGCAATAGCTGCAAGTGAAATGGGGTCAGCCATTCTTATTTTTTAGTAACATTTTTATTAGCGTATCTTTGGTGAAAGAGGCCGTTCTGGAGTTCCGCACGAGTACTCATTGGCTCATAACCAATAGAACGGAGAGGTACCTTGCACTCCATATTGGCGAGTGGGAAAAGGTTGCGTTCATAGGTTGGTACGATAACCCTGTTGAAACGAGTAGTAGATTGTGGACGAAGTTCATCACTCACATCGATGAATTGTGCTGGAGATCCCTTTCCGGCCATGTAGGGAGCAGTTCCATAGAGCATAGTATTTGGACGACAGCAGTAGTTAAGGGTACTGGGCTGAGGATATACAAAAACCTCTTCGGTGGCCTTCATAGATGGAAGAGCGCCCGTATTTTGAACTATTGCAAGACCAGGTTGTAATTGGTATGCCATGTTTATTATTAGACGAGAATATTTATATTTAAGCTGGAGCGAATCCATGTCCCCGATGAGAAACTCGGCTATCACCAGCCGGGTCAAGACCCGCAAATGCCTCTAATTGAACACCCCTTGCGTCTGGGTTACACATTTCTGGATTGGTTCGGCAATCGCGTTTATTCTTGGATCCATAACACCATTCCGCGAAAGCAGTTTGATCACCTGGGATCTTAGATACTGGTGCAGTAATGAACTGACGAGCGGCAGCAGCTCGTTGCCTCTCTGGGAGAGCCGAACGAGATCTACCCGCATCATATGGAATACGGTCATCTAGATAGGATTTAACCATTGGTTTCACACTGGGATAATAACAAGCCTCAAGACGGTTTGGTGCATCTGTGTAATCTGTCATAAGAACGTTACCCATTGGATTATCTTGGGTAGGCATCTGACACCCACGTTCATCAGCTCTCACATTTAATCCATAACCCTCCTTAACCATCTTAGACTTGTACATGACATAAAGAACTCCTAAAAGAGTACCACCTAGTACAAAAATCCTTGGGTCGCGACGAGAAAGATAAATAATACAAGACGCGTAAATTATAAAACGAGAAGCAGAGTTAATTCGGTCCTCTGGTGTTTGTTCAATGTTTGGCCAAAACTGTAAAACCTGGTCAGATCTAGTAATTTGCTGAGGATCTTCAAACCAAACCTTCATTTAATATACCATGAGTTTATTTTTTACCCATACCACCAAGCATACTACCCATCATCTGCATGAGTGCATCTTGATCAAGTTCACCACCATCGGTCTGCATATTGTCAGCGACACCCTTTGCAATTTGCTCAATTTGGGAGAGTGTGTCAGCTGGAATAGAATTGATTGTGGTACCAAGCATATACAGAGTCTGTAGATACTGCCAGGTAGCCGCTTGTGTATTGGCACTCATACGAGTCCAATAACTCTTGATGTTGAGATCCTTAAGAAAGTCAATCTTCTCAATCTCCTCCAAAAGGAAGGACTCATCTTTAGCAGAAATCTTATTCGCGTATGGAGTCACACCCTTCATAAAACCATCAACAATTAGACGGGGGTTAGACTGCTTGATTACCTCAAACGAGGCAGTCATCTTCTTGATGCCTTTTTCATCTGGAAAAGTCTTGTGCAATTCCACAAGAAATTGGGAGAGCATGTCATTAAACGCAGTGACAGACGCCATTTTCTTATACGTAGGGTTTAATCTTTAAGTTAAAAAGGTTCGGTAGAAATAGTTTCTTTTTGACCAAGACCGTTAGATACTATGAAAAATACGAGAATAGCGTTAAGAGCTGCTGGTTTTGTGTATTTATTAAGTTCTAGCTTACCCTCGTTATTAAGCTGAGCCTTCACGTGAATATATCCAGCTGTGATAGCCGCAGCTATGAGTGCAGCGCTCATTGGATCTCTGAGATAGTCGGATAACTCCATTTAATTATACGCAGTTTTTTTTACACGGTGATCAGGTGCGTCACCGAAAAGAACACCGTCGTCTGTATCTTCAGTGGCCTGAGGTAAAGGGGGTCCTTCAATATCTGGTTCCTGCTCAAATTCTGCTGGTGGAGCCTGGACACCTGGTACAGTCTTAAACTCATTCTCTAGACCAGTTGGCTGAATCTGTTGATCCTCTACACCCCCCATAGGTTCGTTCTCTGGAAGGTGTTCTTCCATCGGGGGAAGTTCTGGTTCTGGTTCTGGTTCTTCCATTGGAGTATCAAACACATCGGGATCCTCAGTGTCTTGAACCTCACCATCAAGGTCAATATCACGAGTCTCCTGGGACATGTAGGTCTGAAGAATCTGCTGAACTGGGATGAGCTCTTTTACGGTAGATTCTATGCATACACATAAACGCTGAGTAAGCTGATCATCCCTCGTATATTCACTCTGTTCATCGTGGAAAATGTAAGGGTCGCGATAAAGATCCTTAGCGGCGTTGTTGTAGCATGTTTGAATGAATACCTCGTTAGTTGGAAGCTTGAGACTAATCTTCTTGTTGTCTGCCTTTAGACGAACAGCAGAGAGAATCTTAGTACAGGCAACAAATACCGCCGCTAGAAGGTCGTTGAACCAAGCACAGCGATCAGCAATGTTACTAGTGTGTTGAGCGGACATTTGGTTAGACCAGTTGGGAACTTCCTTTAGAAGCTTCTGAAACATAACAAGGGTCTTCTTTCCCTTGGAAAGTGTTACAGCTTCTTTGTACATATCCTGAAATACTTCAATCATAACCGGACACATGATGAGGCAAAGTTGGCCTAAGTACTCTTTCTTGGCTTCTACCAATACATTCAGGTTGTCCATTTATCATTGAGTGTGTTTTTATTACCATACTTCCTACGCACTTCTCCTGTACTTATCAGCCATCTTCTTCAAGTTCATGAGGTCTGGGAAGTCTGGTTCTTCAGATTCAACACTTTTAACCTTTACTTTTTTGGGTACCACCCACGACACGTAGATGTCGTATTCACTTACAAGTCTTACACCAAATCCACCCAACTTAAATTGCCGTGCCACGTACCGTGCTGCTGCCGATCTATCAAATGTGGGACACCCAACGACAAACGCAGGTACTGTCAAAAATACTTGTTTATGACCAAGTTCAACACATTGTTTTATTTTTCGAGAAAACTGTTCGTATATTCGTGTGTATATTTCTTTTTTGATCTGTTTTCTCTTTTCATCAATCTTTGTTACGTCATTGATGCTGATCATTATAATTACTGTAATTTATTTTTAGCCATTTCTAACTCACTGAGGGTGGGTGTAGCTTTCTCTTTCACAAGTTCATATTTTACAAAGTCTTTGCCTGAAGTACCATCTACAAAAGGAGCAATTTCGGTAGCCGACTCATCATTGAGTGGCTGTGTACGAAGAGGTCCTAATTTAATAACGCCATTCTCAACTTCAAAATAAGCCGCAACAGTAAAACCGAACGAGAATCCATTATTCTTCATTGTCATGAATACACATTCGTATATTTCCTTGTCTTCACCAACATACTTTTTAACGTTAACGGTCTCAATGATGTATGTGCAAAGACCAGTACGCCTAGAGATCTCTTTATTAGCTTGGAGAACAAATGTTTGCATCATATCATTATCAATATCAGCTTCTACCTGCTCGTACCCTGAAAAGTTGGGCATGGGATCGTTGAAACGAACACGACCAGTTGGTTTAGTATGTCCTGAAAACCCGAAGATTTCTGTAAATGGCTCACGACGAACCGTGAGAAGCAGGACAATAGCAATAAGAACGATCGTCAAAGACCAATTCATCATCTTTACTACTATGCGTTAATTTTTTTTTACAAAATACCATATAGATATTAGATGTCTCTACTGATATACAGTCCAAGATGCAAACATTCGATGGAAATTATTGATTATATCAATGGACAACCACGATTAAAACAACTTGTCCATTATCATAACATAAATACTCAGGGTATTCCACCTGCATACAAGAATAAGATCACAAGGGTTCCCACTATGCTCACTAAAAACGGTAAAATTCTTGTTGGTAGCGAAATAAAAAATTGGTTAGAGTCTCTACTCCCTAACAAAGAAATTACGAATTGGGGTTTCGGTGGGGGGTGCTCCATGACAACTCTTGACAGTGAAGATAATGATTCGGAGATGTTTTCTCTTGATTCATATGGTCAGTCTCTTCAACCAGCTATGACACAAGAATTACAAGACAAAATTTCTAGGGATGTGAGTAAAGGTGTTGCATATTCAGACCAAACTAATTAAAGATAAAACGCTGATTATTTAATAATATGAAACTGATTACGATACAAGCATCAGCCATCAAATCAACATTTGAAGTACTCAAAGAAATTTTGAATGATGTAAATATCTACTTTCGTCCACAGGGAATGTATATCGTGACATTGGATACAGCGAGAACATCTCTAATTGATATGTTCTTATCTGCTGACAATTTTGAAGAATATCATTGTGAACAAGATGAAATAATTGCTGGTGTTAATATCTCAAACACCTTCAAACTTTTAAAGACAATAACAAACAACGATGTTCTCAAGATTGAAATCAATTCTAAAGAATATATGGATATTGAGATCATAAGTGAATCAAAAAAAACGAAAACACAATTTCAATTGAAACTATTGGATATCAACGAAAGTCGCATTGAAGTCCCTGATGTCAAAATGACAAGTAATACGATTCTACCTTCTACAGATTTTCAGAGGTTGTGTAGAGATATGTCAAATATAGGTACTGAAATTGAAATTACTAGGGTTGGTAAGGAATTTCGTCTTAGGTGTGAAGGCGACTTTGCAAACCAAGAGACATACATTGAATGCCCTGATGATAGCCAGGAAATCAGTGGTCTATATAGTCTAAAGTATTTGAATATATTTACAAAGGCGACGAGTATGTGTGCGTCTGTGCAAATTATGCAGGAAGAAGGTAATAGATTTCTGATTTTGAAATATAACGTTGCAAACCTGGGAGAGGTAAAATTCTACTTGGCAACGAAAGTATCTGATGATATGTAACATGGAATTAAGGGATGCGTAGATCATTTGTATAATCTTGAGTAGTCAGTACTATTTTTTTCATACCCAACGAATTAACCAACATTATTTTTGGAAACCTGGTTTCAAGAGTTTTTTGAGTGTAATACAGAAAGTCTTGAAGTGGAACAGCTTGATCGTGAAAGTCATTTCTAGGACCCGCGTAACGCTTAACTTTTTCTGTAATATCCACTTGTGGTTTATCGTCATGATCAACAATCCATGCGTTGGTAAGTGGTATACTAAATATCATATTATCCTGTTCCTGTTTTCCAGGTATAAAATTAATATCCTGTGTAATGGCCTTATAAATCTTTCCATTATAGAAGTATTTCACACGAAGAATGAGATTTTTAACATTTTGGGGGACAATTGTATTTCTAAAAAGTTTATTAGTCACATAACTATGATATTCATCTAAAATACCATCTTTCCATGTCTTGGCCTCTTGTTCCCAAAATTCATCCTCAATTTTATATTTCATATCATGATCAATCTTATACTCAAGTTCCTCTGATATGATAGTATAATCACTTGGAGTAGTTAATTTTTTATATAAGTAAATAAGAGTACTTAAAAGTTTGAACAACATTCTTAAGTATAATGG